TACTAGTAGCTCTAGTTGTCCAACTTCCAGAAGTGCTCGCACTGTATATACTACCACCCCTTGCCGCTACAACTAAATCATTAAATATAGCAGATAACTGTATTCTCTCAGTAGATGAAGAAACTTGTGGTACAATATTAGAATTAAATTTTGTTGTTCCGTTTAATCTTCTATATCCACCTTCAATACTAGGCTCAAAGTTTTGTAGCTGTAATGCTTCTCCCGGATGCATTGCAAATACATCTTTGTTTAATACTAAACCACCGGCACAACTTACTACCATTGGTTTTTGTAAACCGGTATAAGGCATTAGTATCCACCCATTCTACCACCATTGTTTACTCTATGGTCTGTCATATAAGAAAAATTATTTATGTATTCTATTCTAAGTGCTTTTAATCCTTCTTTATATTCTCTATCAGCTAATTGTGCTGATTGTAAATCTGAACGTAATATATGAGCATAGTATTTTGCTCTGTTAACTATTATATCTTTAAATCTATCATCTAAATCTATAGTGTCACTGTGTGCAGATAAATCTGTGTGAACTTTCCAATATTCATATTGTATAGAATAATTACTTGCATCTGGTACAGGAGATAAACCAAATTTTTTATCCTGTGTTGGATACACTATACTTGGTGTTCCATAAGAATCTGGGTCGTTAGTTAAATCTGTTTCTAAAAATCTTCTGTTCCAATCATCGTAAGTTATATACTTTAATCTTCTTACTGGTATATCTTCAGATACTCTTACATAATCTACATCTAAATTTGTAGTTGTAACTGTGTTATTAAGAGTTACAAATGTAGTTTGTGATGTAGCAGTAAATGTTGTATCTAGTACAGCACCTGCTCCAAAATCTTCTACAGTTAATGTTGTATTTAAATTTTGTGTTCCTTCAGCCGCAGTGCCTACTTGTACTTTAAGAGCCGCACCAACACTATTAGAATCAAATACTCTAACATGTAATTTATAACTTTTATTTACTACAGTTGATATAGATTGATGTGCCGCAAAATCATTTAATCTTAATCTTCCATTACCACCACTATTATAAGCTACACTACCACTACCTGCTATTGTAGTCCAACTGCTAATATTAGAAGTAAATTCACCATTTGTAATTAATTCTTTTGGAACAAGTCTAAATGTTTGCCAATCCATTTTTCTAAATGGTTTGTCTCCAGATTGAGGAGAATCTGTTGTAGGTAAAGCATATGTTCTTTGACCTGCATTAGTATCTTGAAATGTAGAAATATATAAATCTGGAACTTCAGAAAGACTATTATAAACTTCGTGAGTAGCTTTTAAAACAAACTTTTTTATGGATGTTTGTATACCTCTACTATTAGAAAAAGTAGAAGAAGTTAACTCCGATTCATTAAGTTCATTTAATACATTATTTACTAATGTTAAAAAAGTTGTAGCCATGTCTCCCCTTGTTTATTGTATCGCCAATTCATGTTTTGTCAAGTTTTTTTACGTTTTTTACCTTTATGTTTATTTGCAAAATTACGAGCGGATTCTACTGAGCGAAAACCCCATGCTCTAAGTGCAAGTGCCTTTCTTGTTGGGCGACCTTTCTCATCTTTCATTGGGCCTTTCATTCCTGCAAATCTTGCGGCAAAAGAAATTCGGCGTGGATTGACACCCCGTTTTACCGGTGGCTTTAAATTAGAACCTTCTTTTCTTTTAAAGTATGCTCTACCTTTTGCTGTTAGACCACCTTTAGGATTTTTATGTTCTTTTTTCATTTCTTAGCTGTCTGTTTAGCTCTTCTAAAATTAGCCGCACTAGGAGCACCTTTTGCACCTTTCTTACGCATTTTTTCTCCACGCTTTCTTTTAGCGTGAATATTTGCATATAATCCTTTTCTAGCCATTATGAAAATCTCCTATAAGCCGCAGTCTTTTTAGCTATTCGTTTTGGTTGTTTTGAAACCTGTTTACCTTTTTTCTTAGCTTTTCTTTTAGCTCTAGTAGTAGCGGCATACTCTTTTGCGGATAATGCTTTTATAGCTTTTTCTGGTAAGTATCGTTCTCCAGTTTCGCTAGATTTTTTACCAGACTTAGTTCTCCACTTTTGCTTACTCCAAGCTTTTAGGCTTCTTTGACTTTTTGCGAGTGCCATTTAAAAATATAAATTAATTACCAACTAATTTTTTGGCTTTTGTATGTGCCTGACCAAAAGTTTTTCCCGCAAGCATTTCTTTACGCATCATATTCATGTGCTTTTTACTATGATGTTTAGAGTGTCTTTTCATTGTTTCCTCTTGCCTTTTAGTTAGTGCTTTCTTTTTTACAGTTTTTTTCTTTTTCATTACCTGTATCCTCCTCCTGCTTTTTTATAAGCTTTTGCTAGAGCTTGGGCTTTTCTTCCAGACCACTTGCCCGCCGCTGTCCCATGAGATGCTTGTGCTTTTATGCGATTAAATATTCTTTTACGCATACTTGGTTTAGTATAATTTCCTGCTTTGTTTACAGTAGATTTACTTTTTTTTGTTTTTGCCGCCATACATCATTTTCTTTTTAGGTTTTGTCATCATACCGCCACCATACATGGTTTTCTTTTTCTTCATTGCACCGCCGCCCATCATTTTTTTCTTTTTCATAGTGCCACCATACATTTTATTATCTTTCATGTCTTTGGCCGCTTGTTTCATAGATTCTTTTTTGTTACCATCTTTATCTAAATCAATGTAATCTGGTTTAGCTTTACCACCTACATTCATTTTCTTTTTCTTTTTCTTCATTGCACCGCCATACATTTTCTTTTTAGGCTTCATTCCATACTTCATCATTTTGCTGTCTCCTTTTTAGGTTTAGTAAATATAGTCCAAAACGCCTCGGCTAACCCATAAGGGTCATCCAGAGGAAATCCTAATTCATTTAGTTCTTTTTTTTCTTTTTTTGACTTTGGCTTTTTCAATTTTTTTGATGGTGCCATAGACATACGCATCTGTTTTTTTTTCATTGAGCTTTAATTTTTTTGCTTGTTTTTTTAATTTGTTTTTTAATTTTTTAGGCACTACAAGTATCACAATTGTCTGGACACACACAATCAGACATTCTTAAAGCACCACATTCTGTGCACGGCATACATGTGCACTCTGTTCCTTTTCCACAATCACAAGGTCTAATCAATTTTTTTCTCCAATAGTTTTATAATTTCATCTAATTTATTTTCTAAATCAGCTACTCTTTTTTCTAAATCTTTATCACTGTTATCAAAAATTTCACTCTTTTGACTAGCAGTCATATCCCATTCAGTCATATAGTTCCTTTTTAAAAGGGGGCATAAAGCCCCCTAATTTAATTTATTTTATGAGCTGTTAGAAGCAGTTTCATCTGAACCACTTACATCACACATAATTGCCCATACTCTGAGCTTACTTGCGTTATCTGTTGCACCTAACACTTTGACATCAATTGTGTCAGCAGAACCATAAACATGTCCTACGTTTGAAGCGTTAGCAACTTGAGCACCATGACCAGTAGATGTAGAGTCTAATCCGTCTACAAATCTATCTACGTCACCACCATCTCCTAAATCTAGTGTAACACCAGATGCAGAAGCAGTTAGCACTTCAATTCCTGCGTTGATAACAAAAGTTTCAGCAGGTACATTTAGTACCTGTACTATGTCGTTAGCCACAGGGTCAAACAGTGATAAATCAACTGTATTTTCTACCCAATAAGGTTTTCTTCTAGTAGAAGGATGTCCACTAGTTCCACCAGTAACTTTACTATGAGTCGCCATTTGTATATCCTCCTATATTATGATAAAGTAACTACAGTTCTTACGAGAGCTTCTGGTCTTAAAACCTTGCTACCATAAACATGTAATCCTCTAACGATGTCAGAAAATGAATCTGGGTCTCTTACAACTTCTGTTTTCGCAATGTGCGAAGCAGTTGAAGTAGAAGACATGTGACCTGCCATTATGTAATACTCGTTCGATGAACCAGTAGCTGTAATAATGTCAGTTCCAGAAATATTTAATGCAGTTGTTTTGTACAGGCTCATTCCTGCTACAGATTTGTTTGTTACCAATCCATTACGCAACGCTGAAACACCATCGCCCATTACAGACGCATCCATAACTTTTGATGCCGCCGCAGACAGTTGTTCGTAAAAAATTGGAGGTGCCGCAAACCATCTATTTTCTTCTGGTACAGATTGGTCATCTAAAATTCTAGATGCTTCTGCAATAACACCATAGGCTAAATCGCCTGTGTTAGCTGTTACTGCTGTACCTGTGTTAATACCAGAAGTAGTAGACATTGCTTCTAAAACATCTCTATCATATTTTCTTTTTAGAGCATAAGCACCAGAAGAGGTAGCTAATGATTCAAAGTTAATATGAGATTGTCTTTCTTCAATATCATCTACTTTAAAAGCAAAATAATTTGCAGTGTCAACTACAAGAGTAGTTTGGTCATCTGCAATATTTTGTAGATTGGTTTGAGAACCTTTTGTGTAAGATTGAACAGTAATTGCCGGTTCTTTTATAATTCTTACAGTATCGCCGTAGTTTTCAATTTCTCCTGTGTAATCAGTGTTAGTGATACCCTCAACAACAGAGCTTCTTCGGAAAAACTTGAGAACTTTTTGCGAATAAATGCTAGGTAGCCAATTACCCGAAGGTAAGTTGTCATATCCCGCAGATGCTGATATAGCCATTTTAGTTCTCCTTTATAGGTTAAGTTTAAGCACGAGTATCAATTCTGCCTTCTTTAAAAGCTAAATCAATCTCCTTCTCGTGCCTTTCATACAACGAAGGATTCATCTTTTGAATCTCCGATGCCTTCCAAATTTTCTTGTTAGTGTTGCCGTCAATGTTTACAGACTTGGCCTTTGTCTTTGTCACGCTTTCTGCCGCACTAGCATTTGATTTGGGTTTGCTTTTGCTTAAACCCTTGTCCGCTTTGTACAAGTCTAGAACACGAATTGCCCATTTAGAATCTTTATTATTTTTAGTTACACCATCTGATATTGATGGAGGTTGTCCATCTAACCATTCTAAAAAGTCTGGTGCATCTTTTATATTAGTAAAGTCTGGGTGAGCATTTAACAATTCTCTGTAAGCACTCTGCACAACTAAATCATCTTCTCTTTTACGAAGTGTTTCTACTTCTTTTTGTAGAGATTCAACTTGTCGTGTAGCTTGTTTTTGAGATATTGTCTCTACCACATCATATACATCCGGATACTTTTCCTTAAATTTTTTGAGTTCATCATCAGTTTTTGGCGGTTGATAATTTGCCATAGCTTGATTTTTTTCAGCCAATTTAAGTTTAGCTTCTATCTCTTCTAACTTCTGCTTATTTTCATTTTGCTTTCTGTCATAATGAGATTTTAAATCATCATATCTTTTTTTATAATCGTGGTTAGGTTGTGTTTCATCTTTTGAGATAAAACCTGTTTCTTGAGGAGTGGCCTCTGGGGTGTCCTCTACAGCCTGCCTTGGGTCTTCTACTTCCTTATCCAAATCTTGACGATATGAATTTTGGTACATAGTAGATTGTTCTTCGACAACCTCGTTTTCTTTACTTTGTAGTTCTGCTTCTTTAGCTTTCGCTTGAGCCATTTTTCCTCCTTCGGGGTCACATTATGTGAGTAGCCGATTTGGTTGTTAAGTGTATTGGGGTCATACCTAATGTATGAGTAGCCGTACACTAATCCCGATTACTCATCGGGAAACTGTTTAATATGTTTTTGAAAATCCTAAGTAACCTTGACTAGCAGACGGGTTTACTCCTACTTTTAATTTACCACCCATCATGTCAAACTCACCAGATAAAATTTTATCACTAGCAATCTTTGATAAAGTATCTGCTACTGCTAAAAATCCAGTTGTTACTTTTTGTTGTTTGTTAGACATATTTTGTACTAACTCTTCTTTTAATTCTTTTGCTATTAAATCTCTTGCAACTTCTTGTGGTTTTATTTTGTCACCTTCTGCTTTTTTTTGAGTTCCAAATATTTCTTCATATATATCTTGTGCTTTTTGTATTCTTTTATTGATATTAGGTTTTCCCGGTCTTAAAAATAAATTAGAAAACTTTTTTGTTATTTCTTCAGTAGAATCATTTGCAAGAGAGCCTATTAACTCTGTTCTATTTCTTGCACCAATATCTAAACCAACTCCACTAAATATATTGTCTATAACATATTCAACTTGAGCACTGGCTGATGGAGCTATACCTCTATCTTTTTTGTATTGATTATACGCATCCATGTGTGGTTTTTCAAATTGAAATAATCCTTGAGCAGAACCACCTACTTGCTGAGTTTTATAATCATAAGT